GGGCAGTCGGGCCGCAGCCACTACATGTACGACGATGCGGGCGGTGCACTAGTGGAGAAGCTACTCGATGCCATGGGCGGTAAGGAGAGCACCCCCCAGCCGCGCAATACATCCCCTGAAGCGGGTGGGCTGAGCGGCGATGAGATCAAAGAGTTTGCCCGAAAGCGGCGTGAGGCTGCGGATGCGCTAGGCGACTTGGGAAAGAAGAGTGCCGATGCAGTCGAAGGCTTGGAAGAGCTGAGCAAAGCCCGGTACTACGATATGGATTACGGGTCGGGTAAGATGACCGCCAAGTACGCGGGGGCACGGTGGCCAGAGAAAGAGAGCGCATTCATGGGGAAGAACAAAGGGGATGTGATCCAAGAGCTGATCGCGAAGATGAAGGGTGGAGATATTACCCAAGAGCTGATCGGCAAAATGAAGGCCGTAGGCATTCAGGATGACGTGATCCAACAGCTCATCGGTCGGTGCAATACGGGCAAGGCGCGCAAGGCGCGCAAGAGCCACTTCGAACCTTCACTCAAGAAGGGGCTCTACGCCTTCGAGCTGGGTGCGGAACAGAAGGGCCGCAAGCTCTCCGACAACCTCTTGCCTCAGTACCTCGCGGCGTTCGTCGAGCAAGCGTACGAGCACGAGAAGCAAGAGTGCGAGCACGTGAAGAACAAGCCAGCGGGCTACAATGATCAGATCAACTTCTTTGCCATGCGTATCATGAATGAGCTGGTCATTTACATGCGGAACAACCCCGATCTCATGGCAGCCGGCAAGGATGCGACGGGCGATAGCATCGCCAGTATCCTCCGTAACTCAGGGCTCATGCAGCCTGACGTGAGCGGCTTCGACAACGCGGAAGGCAATGGCTGGTCGGGCGAAGACTCGCTCGTGCGCTCCGGGGCATCGCCATGGCTTCAGGACGACCCGGCCGTGCGCCCAGCACCGCAGATGACCGATCACCACAAGCAAGCCTCGTTCACCGATGACACCGAAGACCCCGCCATCGTGCTACGCAAGTCGCAAGATGCTCAGCGGCAGCGCGCATTTACCGCCGAAGAGTCAGAGTTCGTGGTAAAGGGGGACGGAGATTGTCCGCTTCACGGGTACGGGGATCTCACCAAGATGCAGAATCTTCTGCTCCCGATGGGCAAGTGCACGTGTAACTAATGGGGCTCTTAGACGATATCCGAACGGCGGGCTCCGGCGCTTTTGAAGGCGCCGTTCAGTCATTGCGCAAAGCCGATGAGCTAGGCGATGACGTGCCGTTCGATGACATGCAGGATGCGCTCATGAAGGGCGGGCTCGCGCTGCCCACCGAAGAGAAGCCCCGCGGTCTCTTTCATGATCCCTACAGCGTCATGGATTGGGGCGGTTGGCGGCAACGTCCCAGCATTCTCACGTACGATACGCTCCGACAAATGAGCATATCGAACACGGTGATCGCGGCCATTATCCAGACCCGCGTGAACCAGCTCAGTCAGTTCGCCGTCCCGCAGCAAGGCAACTACGACCGGGGCTACCGCATTATCCTTCGGGACCGTCGCGACAAGAACAAAGTCATGACGAAGGCGCAGCAAACGAAGGCCACGGAGCTAGAGCGCATGCTCGAATCGACCGGGTACATGCTGCCTGACGAGAAGCCCTACGACCGCGATTCGTTCCGCTCGTTCCTGAAGAAAATCGTGCGTGACTGCCTCACCTACGATCAAATCTGCATCGAGAAGATCCGTGACCGCAAAGGCCGGATCAGCCGCTTCATCGCACTACCCACGGAGACCATTCGCCCCGCCGTCGCGGACGTGGAGCACATGGACCCCGAAGAGCGCCGCAACCGGGTGGCATACGTTCAGGTATACGAAGATTCAGTGATCGCCGAATTCGGACCTGACGACCTTGCATGGAGCGTCATGAACCCGCGTTCCGACCTACGCGTGAACGGCTTCGGCTTCAGCCCTATCGAGCAACTGATCCGCATGATCACGAGTTGGCTCTACGGCTTCGAATACAATACGAAGTTCTTCTCGCAGGGCTCGGCAATCAAGGGCGTGATCAACGTCAAGGGCGCCATCCCCGACCGTCAGCTCCGTGCGTTCCGGCGCATGTGGTACTCGATGGTCACGGGGGTGCAAAACTCGTGGAAGACTCCGATTCTGAATGCCGAAGACCTTCAGTGGGTCTCGCTCCATTCGACGAACCGCGAAATGGAATTCGGCCAATGGCTCGACTTCCTAACCAAGAGCATCTGTTCGGTCTACGGGATCGACCCGGTAGAGATCGGGTTCATCTATGGCTCGGCTGGCGGGGGCTCCACGCTCTTCGAGGGCCGGCCGAACCAGCACGAAGTGCAAGAGTCGAAGGATAAGGGGCTTCGACCGCTCATCGAGCACATCGAAGACACGATCAACGAGCACATCATTTGGGAGCTAGAGCCCGACTTCGAGTTCTCGTTCACTGGCTTCGACGCCAAAGCCGAAGACAAAGAGCGTGAGGCCCGCATGACTGAAGTCACCAAGGTCAAGACCGTGGACGAGATCCGCGCTGAAATGGATGAAGACCCGCTGCCCGATGGGCTCGGCGAGATCATTCTCGACCCGGTGTTCTTCCAATGGTTCCAAAGCAAGACGGGTGCGGACGAAGGCGGTGAAGAGGGCTTCGGCGAAGAGGGCGGTGACGACATGCCCGACTGGTTCAAGACCGCTTCGGGCGAGGACAACGAGCCCGACGACGACAAGAAGAAAGAGGGCACAGACGCCAAGGACAAGCCCGGCGAGAAGGCTTCGGGCAAAGACCTACCTTCGGGCGTCAAAGGCGGTCAGAACGGCCAGAAGGAAGCCCTAGCGGCGTCCATGGACGCGATACGGACGGTCGAAGTGTTGCGAAAGAGCCAAAGAGTGCACAATGACCGCCAGATCATCGATGTAGAGATTGTGGGGGAATGATGGGGGTACGGACGAACACGGTGCTTTCGCTCGAAGTGGGACTAGACAACTCACTCGACGATTGCCTCTTTGAGCGGAGCTTCACAGAGCTGCTAGACACGCTCGACCATGCGACTTCGCAGGTCATTACGCTCGAAGCGAGCACTACGAACCTCGCCGTGCCCATGAGCGACGTGACCCAGGCCCGGCTCATCTACATCGAAAGCGACTTGGAGATCGAAGTGACCTTCGGCGGCGCGGTAGCCACGTCGGCCATCGTCGACGGGGTAGCGGGCACCTATCCGACCGGCTTTGCCGGCGGCGAGACCCTGAATCTCGAAGTGGACAACGGCGGGCTCGTGTCCTGTAGCTTCGACGCGGCCGATCAGTCGCTCGCTCAGGTCATCAACCGCATCAACTCGTGCCTTGCGCTGAACGGGCAAGGCCCCGTTGCATCGGATAACGGAGGCGAGCTACGGCTCGCGAGTAGCCTAACCGGCACCGGGTCGGAAATCGACATTCAGAGCGGCACCGGACTGGCGATTTTGGGTCATTCCATCGGGATTACCAACGGGATCAACGCCACACCGGGCACCGCGCCGCTGCAAATCCAGCGCCCCGCCGATCCTTCGGGCGCAACCGCTGCGGATGGCGTGCTCGCCTACTTTTTGGCGACGATCAACACGAGTTCCGTGTCTCTGAGCAATCTTTCCACCACGGCCGATGCGCGGGTGCGCGTCATGATCGCCGGGGATCTGGTCACGACGCCGTAAGCCCATGGCGTCGCGAGCCAAGATACGAGTTCAAGCACCGGCCAACCTAGATCCTATCGAGATCGCCCAAGCGGTGGTCGGAAACGGACTTCTAGTGAAGGCGGAGCCCGTGCCTCGTTACGGCGAACGCACGTTCCGCCGTTACAAACCCATGGTGACGAGCGTCTTGCGCTTCGAGAAGGCGTACGACGCCCAGCTCGTGGCCATGATGAAGGCGCTCAGGAAGCACATCGAGAAGACCACAGGGACGCGAATCACCAAGGCCGACACCTACCGGCCCTTGCTCACGCCCGGCGAGCTGTACGAGCTGCAACAGATCATCGAGGACTACCACCAAGCGTTCATTGCGGGGACCGTGGGGCCAGAGACCTTGCCACCGGGCCAGGTCAAGCGCCTGATCGACGCCGGTATCCTTCCCGAAGACTTGCAGCACACGTTCGTTCCGACCGACAAGGTGCTCCCGCCCGCGGCGATGAACGCCATCGAAGACGCCTACCGCTATGGCCATGTGCTCTCCGCGGCGCGCACGTACGAAGAGCGCAAGCGCACCTATGGGATCACCTACGATCAGTTCGTACGCACGTACGCGCCGAAGGTGCCGAACGGCCCGAACGAGAAGCACGCCATCGAATGGGCCAAGCACTCCGCCGCCACGGAGATCAAGGGGCTCGGGAACAAGGTCGCGGGGGACTTCAGCACCATCGCCATCGAAGCGGACAAGAATCTGCGCCGCCGCTACGAAGGTGTCATCCGTGATTCAGTCTCGGAGAACATTCAGCGCCAAGAGACCGTGCAACAGCTCGCGAGCGACTTGGGCCACAAGACCGGGGACTGGTCCCGCGATTTCAAGCGCATCGCCGCCACGGAGAAGCACAAGGCCATGCAAGAGGGCATCGTGACCGGCCTCGTGGAGCGCTACGGCGACCCTGACGATATCCGGGTCGCCAAGATGCCCAATCCCGACGCGTGCCCGCATTGCCTTCGGCTGCACAAGCACCGGGACGGCCGACTCAGGATATTCAAGCTCAGCGAGCTTGTGGAGAACGGCAGCAACGTCGGCCGCAAAGCCGCCAATTGGCAAGCCACGGTCGGCCCTGTGCACCCATGGTGTGGCTGCGATCTCATCCATGTGCCCGAAGGCTGGGGCTTCGATGAAGACGGCGACATGCTCCCAGAAGCGCTACTGCGCAGCGATTGGCTCGAATGGGATCTCCGCAAAGCGGGTCCGTACATCGGGCCTAGAGGGGGAAAATGGGCCGACGCCCAGCACAAGATCCCATGGAAGGCCGCTAAGCCGCTCAAGGCCCACGCCACGCTCACGGCCACAGAGGCCCGTGCGATCGAACGATTCGCCAATACCGGGGGCAAGCAAGCCGGGCAAAACATGGAAGCCTCAGAGGCGCGGATCACGGAGCCCCACGTGCTGGTCAACGTGCCGCTGAGCGAGCTGAATACGCACTTCGACGATGGGGATTACAAGCCTTCTGAGGCCGAAAAGAAGCGGGTCGCGGAGTACGCCGCGCAGAAGACCCCAGCCCCACCGATCCGCGCTCTGCACAACGCTCGGAGCCACAAGCGGGGGCAGCGAAAAGCCTACGTGGCCAACGGGAACCACCGCGTGGCTGCGGCCCGTGCGGCCGGGCGTAAGAGCATCGAAGTCATGATGCCCGTGGGAGACTTCGAGCGGTGGCAGAAGACGCGCTCCGGCTTGAAAAAGGGCGACCCCGTTGCGCCTTTGCTGAGCTACGGGGAGAGCCGACCCGACAAGGGCATCGTTATCCGGGTCGGAGACCCCGAAGTGCACGCGGAGATTCAGATGGTGATCGACAAGACACCCCCTGAAATCTTTGACAAAAACGTGGGTATCACGTTTGTTACCACCGATATCCCCCGTGCTCAGAATCCATTAGAGGAACACGACTACGCGTATTGGAGCGGCAACGAAATCCGGGTCTCGCAGACCCTTCCCGCGGAGCGCATTGCGCGCGTGCTCCCGCATGAGATCGGGCACTCCCTGAACGTCTACCTCATGCACAAGTTCGGCAGCGTCGAAGCGGTGAAGCAATGGCACACCAAGCTCGATGCGATCAGCCGGTCGGAAGGCTACGTGAGCGACTACGCGAAGCGCGAGCCCATCGAGAACGCCGCCGAAGTTACGATGAACTATCTGTACCATCGCCCGCGGCTTATGCTCCGATGGCCACGGCAGTTCGCATTTGTCCACAAAGCGTATCGAAAAATCTGGGCATGACTGATCAGGGGATAATGAACAGCGACAAGCATTTGTATTGTCCCCATTGTGCCCGTCCGATCTTCCGCAAAAGTAGTTCTGGCGCGCGCTACAAAGCCAAAACGTCGATCGTCGTGTTGCACAAGAGTGGCGACGTGGAGATCAACTGCGGCTCATGCAAGCGCGCGGTTATCCTCGCGAGGGCGAAAATCGAGCTGCGAAAGGCCGTTTTCACCGTCCCAAAGAGTTGACACACCCTAGAGGATACTGTCAGATCATCATCGGGGCCTAGGTTACGCGGGGGCGTGATCATTAGAGGCGGTTCAACCATCGACGGTTGGCCGCCTTTTTTGCGTTCTGGGGGGCAAATTGGCAGCAACACCATTCAAGTTCGATGTTCAAGTTGAGTGCTTCGAAAAGGCGGGTGTCGATCCCTCCAAAGAGCGCCGCATCGGGGGCATCGTGTCGACTGGCGAAGTTGACCGGCAAGGCGAGCGCCTGATCCAGAAGGGGCTCGATTTCAGCCCATTCCTAAAGGGTGGTTGGTTCAACGATAACCATGACCATTCGACCGAAGCCTTAGTCGGTTATCCTGACCTTTGCGAGCTTCGGGAGCTGCCCGATGGGGAGCAAGGTTGGTACGTCGAAGGCTACTTACTCAAGGGCCACGCGCGCTCCGACAACCTTTGGAACATCGCCCAAGCGCTCCAAAAGAGCGACCGCCGGCTCGGGTTCAGTGTCGAAGGGCAAATCGAAGAGCGCGACCCCAAGAACCCCAAGGTCGTCCGCAAAGCCACGGTGCGCGAGGTCGCGATCACACGCTGCCCCGTGAACAGCGGCACCGGGCTCGATGTGCTCGCAAAGTCGCTGAGCGCCGGCAGCGCCGTGAGCGACCCCGGCACAGCACCCGGTGAAGGCTTCCCGCTTCGAACGGAATCGCTCGATGGCGGCAAGAAAAAGAAGAAAAAGAAGCGCCTCTACAAAGCGACTGAGGCGGTCGAAAGACTCCGCGTAATCCGGCCAAACCTGGACGGCGCGCTAGCAGAGAAAATCGTGGCGTACGCGCTGAAGTGGCACGCCGAAACGGAGGATAGTGAACATGCCGGATGAACAAACATCGGGACCGCAGGTAACGGATGACGGCCTTGGGAACGCTCTCGATGAGCTTCTGAAGGCGGCTGACGCCACGAGCTTGAGCAAGGCCGCCACGCACTCAGGCAAGGGTTCCAATTCAGTCGAGTCGGGTGGCCGGGTCGACGAGGATGGGGCCAGCTCAGGCACTCTCGCCGGAGACGGCGACGTAGGGGGCCTTGATTCACTCATGGTCGCCAAGATGAGCGCCGCGGGCATTCCCGCCGGGATCATCAACGCCTTTTCGGCCTTCATGAAGAAGGAAGACGAAGAGGAAGAGGAAGAGGAAGAGGACGGCGAGGAAGAGGAAGAGGCGTTCAAGAGCCTTGAGCCCGCTTTCCAGAAGTCGATGGACGCGTACCGGGAAGACCAGGATCTCTCCGACACCATCGATGTATCGCCATTCCTTGAGGCGCTGACGGCCCGCACGGCCGATCAGCTCGATGCGATTCGCAAGAGCGCGGGCCACTTCGAGGGTCAGCAAAACCATGTGAATCAGAAGCTCGCTGCGGCACTCCACCAAATCGGTGGGTTGCTCAAGAGTCAGACCGGCGTGATTCAGGTTCTCGGAGAGCGCCTGAATATCGTCGAGAGTACCCCGGCACCGCAGAAGGGAGCTACCCAGCTCTCCGGCGCGCAACCGCTTCACAAGGCACTTCCGGGCGAGCTTGGCCAGGGTGGCCAGGATCTTCGCAAGAGCGAAATCCTTTCGACCCTCACGTACATGAACTTGGAAAAGGGCATGCACGAGATCAACGGTCAGCGCACGTCCGAACTAGTCGGGCTGTTCGAGGGGGGCAATGTCATCGATGAGAAGACCGTCGGTGCCGTTCGTAGCTTCCTGCAAACCCATCCAAATGAGGCGGACGCGGCTCGGCAGTACGCCTAACGCGCCTAGAAAGAACAAAGGAAAAGAAACATGAGTGTAGGATCATTTGTTTCGGCGCGAGACTACCGCGACTACGGCGGGTGGGGCACATCGTCGCCGGATGAACTAGCAGAGCTTCGCAAGGCCCTTACGGCCGGCAGCGATGTGAACGACCCAGGCGTTGCGCCCGGTGTCGGATTTCCGTTGAGGACGGAATCACTCGAAGCGCAGCTCAAGAATCTGACGTTCGAAATGTCAGAGATCAAGTTGTTCCGCAGCATCGCCAAGGTGCCAGCGAGCAATACGGTCGAGGAATTCAACCGTTTAGTGAGCTACAGCCGCTCGGGCAGTCGCCGCTTCAATATGGGTTGGATGAGTGAGGGAGCACTTCCTGAAGAGGAAGACAGCACGTACGAACGTGTGACCGTGCTCACAAAGTATCTCGGCGTTGTGGGAAGGGTCACACATGTGGCCAACACGATCCGGGCTGCTCACGGTAACGTGATCGCGCTCGAAACCATGAACAAGACGATGGATCTTCTCAAGAACCTTGAGAACGCCCTCTTCTTCGGAAACAGCTCGCTCATTCCTGAGCAGGTCGACGGCTTGGAAAAGCTGATCACCGACGCTGCGCCCGATAACGTGGTCGACCTTCGAGGCGCCGCTCTCACTGAGGGTGCGATGAACGACATGCTGTTGCAGATTCGTCAGAACTACGGCATGGGGACTGACGCCTACTTCAGCGCCGGGGCATTCTCGGATCTCGCGAAGCAGGTCTACGAGCGTCAGCGATTCGCGCTAGCGCCGGCACCGGGCACGCTCGGTACGACCGTCACGGCCTTCCAAGGCCAGCACGGGCGAATTAATCTCCACGACCATGTGTTCTTCGAAGACGAGCAGTCTTCGTTGGCCGCCGGCCTTGGCGATTCGTCGAAGGCGCCGCTCACTCCGACCATTACCGTTGCTCCGGCAGCGGCCGGTACGGGCAGCCAGTTCATCGCGGCTGACATTGGTGTTTACATCTACCAAGTGGTGGGTGGCAACAAGTACGGCCTGAGCACTCCGGTCGACACGGCTGGGGTCACGGTTGCGGTAGGCGAGAACGTCACCTTCACGGTGGGCGATGGCGGCCAGGGCACCACGTTCTACGAAATCTATCGTAGCGATGTGGGGGGTGCGGTTGGAACCGCCAAGCTCATGACTCGCGTCTCGCGCACTGGCGCAACGCAGGTCATTACGGACACCAACGCTGACATTCCGGGGACCACCAAGGGCTTTGTTTTGCAGCAAAACCAACGGTCAATGGCATGGGCTCAGCTCTTGCCAATGACTCGTGTGCCCTTGGCCACAATTGATACGAGCATAAGGTGGGCACAGGTAGTCTATGGTGCGATAAAGCTCTACACGCCCGCACGTAACATCGTGGTCAAGAATATCGGCCGCGAACCGGGTAGCCTCTAAGGGAGGAAGCCCATAGCGAAAGCTGGTAGAACGGGGCGAGCGGGCGTAGGTTCGCTCGCCTTTTCTGCTTTTCGGAGGGAACAAAGGTAATGAAAATCAAGAATCCAAGTCTGGCCGGCATGGAGCTGGGCCTCAAGTACGGTACGGGGACTGTGACGGGGGATGCCGATGGCGTGTTCGATGTACCGGACAAAGACGCGGAATTCCTTCTGAGCACTCCGGGCTGGACCAAGCCCAAGAAGGGCACTCCGTTGACCGCAGTGCCCGATCCGGCGCCTGAGCCAGACCCGACGCCCGAAGAGCCCGTAGCGGAGTCTGAGCCGGCCCCAGCGAGCGATGAGGGAGACGACGCCGTAGATGAAGGCGCCGATGAGGCCGAAGGCCCCGATCTCGAAGCCATGACCAAAGCGGAGCTTCTAGCGACCGCGGCGGAGTACGGGGTCGACGATGTAGACGCGCACATGCGCAAAGACGATATCAAGGCCGCGGTTGAAGCCGCGATCTTCGAGGATGAGGGGGAATAATGGCCGCTCATGCTGACGATCTGCGGTACTTTTACGCGGAGACCCTAGGGGACACGGTAGAGATTACGGTCTCTTCGGGCGGGCCGTCAAAGCCCTTGCTCGCGGCGCTGAGCCCAGGCCGCTACATCATTCGGGTAGTCGCTTACGGCGGGGGTAACCTATGGGTGCGGCAAGGTGCGTTTGGCTCTGTGACCGCAACGCCGGCACCCCCTTCGACTGAGTTCGTGGGGCACACCGATCTCGGCTTTCTACAGAGCCCCCTTTTGGTCGTCATGGTGCGGAACGAGGACGACAACGGGCTTGCGTTCTGGGGGGCCGGGGGCACACCCGTCGTTCAAGTCACCAAGGTTTCAAGGGACAAGCGATAATGGCACGCAGCAAAAAGGGAGTCGCTGAAACCGCCAAGGTTCAACAGCCGATCGACATTGCGCCAGTGCCCGAACGGGTCGAGATCGAAGTGACGCTTGATCAGGAACAGATTCACAGCGTCAAGATCATGCCAACGGCCAGCGGGCTTAGCGTCACTTGCAATTGGGCCGAAGGCTACAAGGACGAGCAACAACGGTTCCGTCCGGTCAACCGGCGTCGGAACGTCTTTGTGGGCGACGCGCCGCTCGATGCGCCGTGGGCGGCATTAGAGGCCGCACTTTGGGCGTTGATCGACGCCGGGAGTGAGTGATTGACTCGAAGGCGAGCATACGCCCCTATCGCAAGGTCGATATGGGCGTGGAGCTGGAAGAGCACGATGCTCGGCTCCGCAAACTTGAAAAGCTCGAAACTCAGGTTCGGGTTTTCCAAGTGCTTGCCGCGATGCTGTTGCTCTCATTGATCGGCTCGTGGCAACGGGGGTGCACGCAAGAAGACAATCAGCGCATTGAACAAGCGGGGCTAAAGCAGGCCGTCGAAGCGCACGCGAAGCAGCCACATGGGGTGAATCAAGACACGCTCGATAGCATGCAGAACACGGACAAAGAGCACGGGGAACGACTGATCACCATCGAGAAGCGCCTTTATATCCGAAAGAAGAAAAAGTGAATGCAGCACGTAGTCGACGTACCTGAAGAGCTTGAAATGCGGCTCGTGAGCGAAGCGGACAAGCAAAAGCTCTTCGTGAAGGAGCTGATCCCACTGATCATCGCGGAGTATTTTCAGATGTGGGATGACATGGAAGGCGGGGCTGCACTTTTGAAGGCGAATACGCCAGAATGAGCGTGGGGGGATCATGGGCCAGGTAAATCCAATCGATGCGGCAGAGAACAGCGGCATTGATACCCGCGCGCAAGGAAACGTCATTCGGGTCACGACGAATGACCCGAAGATTGCCGTGGCCATCGACGCGGGCTTCGAGCGCTTATCGGTCGAGCGCAGCACTGATCAGGGGCTCACGTACGAAGAGATTTCGCACGCACCGGAGCGGCCCGTGCTCAAGGCCGATCAGTTCGTCTACGAGTTCTTCGACCGTTGCGGCGATCCCGGCTACCTCTACCGCACCCGCTACGTCGGCACGATCAAGGGCGAGAAGGCGTGCACAGACCCCAGCCCATCCATGCTCGGTGCGGGCTTGGCGGTCCGCAATATCCTAACGGTCGAGCAACTGAAGAGTCGCTACATGTTCGGGCTCGACCTGACGAATGACAAAGGCGAACCGCTCGGAGACGACGTGTACCTTTCGTACATCATGGCGGCGATTCGGGGCTTCGAGAAGCAGGTCGATATCCCGCTCTTGCCGACCACGTTTGTCGAGAAGCACGACTACTATCGGAACGACTATCACTCGTTCAACTTCATCCACTTGGATAACACCCCGGTGGTCAGCGTCGACGAGTTCCGGGTGCAGTACCCATCGGGGCAGAACGTCATCATTTTCCCCGGCGAATGGATTCGGCTGAGCAAGCTCGAAGGGCACGTGCAGATCGTGCCGACGAGCGGAACGCTTTCCGAGATCCTTGTCGGCCAAGGCGGCAGCTTCTTGCCGGCTATCTACAACGGGCTCGACTATCTCCCTGAGCTTTTCGAAGTGAGCTACACGGCGGGATTCGAGGACGGGAAGATCCCCGCCGATATCATCAACCTGATCGGCATGATGGCGTCCATCGGCCCCTTCCACATTTTCGGTGATCTCATTGCCGGCGCGGGCATCGCGAATATCTCCCTGAGCATGGATGGGCTGAGCCAAGCCATCGGCACCACATCGAGCGCGACGAACAGCGGCTACGGCGCGCGAGTCGGCAACTACCTGAAAGAGATCAAGGCCGCGATCCCGATGTACAAGCAGTGGTATCGGGGCATCAAAATGACTTGGGCGTAACAACGGCCCGACGTATAAGCGGGGCATGGCGCTCTCCCCCGGCACTCTGATCACCACGTCACGTGGTCTCGCCCCCGTCGAAGCTCTCGCAAACACCCCTTTCGAGGTGTGGACGGGGCAATGCTACGAGCCCGCGCGCGTCCGCACCGTGGGAGTCGCCTCTGTGGCCCGCCTAGCGCTCACAAACGGGCTCTCCGTGCTCGTGAGCCCCGATCAGCCCCTAGCGGTCGTCCCCTCAGAGAGCGCCCTAGGAGCCCCCCTGTGGCGCGAGCAACGGGCGATCAAGGCGGGTGACCGCGTGCTCATGAGCTACCGACGCGAGGATACAGCGCTGAATGGGTCGACTTTCTTCGAAGGGCTCGACTTCCGGGGCTGGTCGCCTACCCGCACCCTACTCGAAGATCCGGGCATCTGGCACTTGCTCGGGTACGCGCTCGGAAGCGGCTACTTTCCTGACAAAGAGCTGCGCACGGAGTCATTTCGGGTCTTCGCGCCTACGCTGCCCGACGAGCCCTTGCTCGACACGTTCGAATCGATGTGTGACCGCCACGAGATCCCGGCCATGCGCTCCGAGGGCGAGCACGCCATGCTCTCGATCTGGGACCGGGGCTTTCAGCAATGGCTACGGGATCTGGGGTTCCGGTCGAGCGCGGAAGTGCAGACCATCCCGAACCGCTTTTTCCAGGGGCCGGCGTGGATTCGCGAGGCGTTGCTCAAGGGGCTCTTCGCGAGCGCAAGCCGATGGGATAACACCTACAACGCTCCCGTGCTCTACCTACACCCGCCCCAGCTCCGCCAGTCCGCACTGCGGTGCCTTTGGAGTGTGGGCATTGCGGCGCACGAAAAGCGGGGCGGCGACGGTCCGGTGCACAAGATCCGGGTCTCCGACGTGGAGAGTTACATGGAGCAAGTTGCCTCGCTCCGGCAAGAGCCTTCCCGCGACTACGCGCGCGAACCCTTCCGTGCGGGGCGCTGGGATGTTCTGCCTGTGTCCACGTCGCAGACCATCGTTCGCGCGTGCGTGGCGAGCCCGACGTTCCGAGAGCTAGATCAGCTCGACCGTACGAGCCTCGCGCGCACGGAGTCGCAAGGCTTGGCGCTTCGCCGGCCGGCAGCATTCGATTGGCTCAGCAAGCTCAGCTTGGAAATCCCCGATGGGCTGCACTACCACCACGCCAAAGTCGGCGTGGTGGATGCAGAGCCGATCACTCAAGCGCTCATGTATTGCGTGGAAGTGGACGACGAGCCGCACATCTTCCTAGCGAATCATCTGGCGCTTGGAGACTCACGCGCTGTGCTGTAGCTCTTGGATGACCAAGAGCTGGTCGACGACCATGTTCCGAAGCCTCTGATTCTCGGTTTCGAGGGCATTCGTCTTCGCAAACTGTACGAGCTTCGTGCTCCGTGTGCGCGACTTGCGACGCCGCTTGGTCTTGGCCTTCGGCACGGATGTGGACTTCGCAACGGCTTGAAGCTGCGCCTTCCATCTGTAGACCAGTGCGGAGCTGAGCTTGTGCTTTTTGGCGACTGCGGTCGCGCTCGTACGGTCGGCTTCAGCGACGTACTTTTGTTTCTGTGCGGGGGTGAACTTGCGTCGCTTGACGCGCGTGGTGTTTGCCTTTGCGGGCATCGGGGGTTCCCTTCGGGGTTGTCGGTTGTAGAGCTACGATCCGTCATACTCGACGGACCGTAGACGCTTGTCAAGCCAGCGTCTTACTGACCCCAGCCCGCGCACACGGGACCAAGCCCGCGTTCAATGCTCTCCGGCACCGTGAGCTTACGACCACATCGGCCGCAGCGCCCCTCGTGCCAAAACTCGGCGGGCGCGAAGTCAGCGTCGTCATTGAAACGCTTCCAAAGCCATCGGAAGGCTCGCGCGCTCGGCGCGGCTTCGGTGATCTGGCTCTTGCGTCCGTGCACGAACTTCTCAGCGTCGAAGATCGTTCCGAGGAACGAGTAGTCAGAATCGTTGTCGGGTCCGCTCAGCAAGCCGACGAAAAAGAGTTCTTTGTTCTCTTCGACTTCCTTGCGCTTGATCTTGTACGTGAAGCGGTTGCCGGTCTCCGGGTTCAGCACAGTGAATGTGGCGTTGCCCGCGAGCGCGTACGCTTTCGCAAAGGCTGGGGTGAGAAGTCGTCCGCGCATTTCGTTGGTGTCCATGGTCCGTAATCCCTTCACCTAAAGAGTACGGTCCACCGTATAGAATGTCAAACCGACCGTATAGCCTCACGTTTTACAGGCATTTGCAATCGTATACGATGCGTGGTATACTGAGGGGATGAAGCGCTCTGAGCTATTCGCGCGTCTTGTCGCGCAGCTCCCTAGCATCGTGTTCGCGGAGTACGGGCGGAAAGACGTGTGCATTCCCGCCGCGTACCACTGCCAGGAAATCTTGCGCGCCAAGGGGATACCCGCGCGCCTTGCGAGCATGGATGCCGTCGCAATGAATTGGGCGTTCGTCGAATGGGTTAGCCGACGCGTGGACGGGCACTACGATCCAATGCCGCACTACGCATGGTCGGTGGGTATCACGCACCGGAACCCAGACCGGGAAGGCTACCTGAGCCATCTTGTTTGTGTCTCGAAGGGGAAGGTGTTCGATTGCGCAGCCGGTGCAATGTCACGCCCGAAGCGCGGGATGCCAGTCCCCGCCGGGCTCATGGTGACGGGCGGCAAGTGGCACGACGATGAGACGGTGGTGACGTACGAGCCATCGCCGGAGCCCATTCCGCCGATGTGGCGGCTCGACCCCATAGCCACGGCGCGCGTGCAAGAGCGGATCAAAAAAGAGATCCTAGAGCAAGGGAGCTGATTATCCTGAGCCCCTGAGCTAACCTTGCGGGGCCATGGCCGACCCTTCGAAGCTCGCTCCCCCGGCGCCCGTCGATCACGCGGATCGAACGGTCGATGTGCCGCTGACCATCGGGGCCTACGACACGAGCGAGGACTACCCCGCGAAGCAGAAGACGCGGGCTGATTTTCGGCCCCAAGAGTTCGAACGGGTCATCGGACAGCACGGCAAGTACGTCACGTGGCGCAAGGCCCTGCTTTGTCCGTGCGAGAACCGCGATACGGGGCAGCCCCAAGTCGATTGCGAGGACTGCGATGGCTCGGGCTACGTCTACGTCGACAAGCACCGCATCCGCGCGCACATGGTGAGCTTCGACAAGACCACCAAAATCTACGAGAAGTTCGGCATGTGGCTCGAAGGCAACGTGCAAATCACCGTGCTCCCGCAGTACCGGCTCGGCTTCCGCGATTCCATCGAAATGGAAGACGCACTCATGAGCTTCAATGAGCTGTTGCGGAAGGGGAACCGACGCGGCCGGCGGAGCAAGCTCCCAGACGGCTATGATTCCGCCCGCTACCGAATCACCACCGTGACGCGGCTGGCGTATCATTCGGGAGACTCGTTCGCGCTACTCGAATCAGGCTACCATTTCGAAGTGAGCGAAGAGGGGTGGATCAAGTGGCTCGCGCCGGGGAATAGCGCCGTGAGTGACGGCCAGACGTACAGCGTGCTCTACGACTTCCACCCCGTGTTTCAGATCATTAGCCACCCGCACGCAACGCGCGATGACGTGCGGGGCACCAAGGTGCCCAAAGACACGGCGTATTCGCTCCCCATTCAAGCCGGGGCACGGCTCGATTACCTCATCGATATCAACGCGGCTGCGGTGCCGCCGGTCACAGGATAATGGGGCTCATCAAAATCGATCTCGCCGATGTGGTGGCCAACATGGCGCGGGGCTTGCCCCGGCTCAGCGACACCCGGCGGCTCCAAATGGAGCTGGGCGCATCGGCGATGCAGCATTGGAAGCAGCTCGCCAAAACCAAGCTACTCAGCTCATCGGCGTCCTACACGGCTGCACTTAGCCACCGATCCACGGAGAGCCGGGAGTACATCGTGCTCACAGGCGTGCTCCCGAACATGATCGAGGGCGGGTTCAAGGGTGGCGACATGCGGGATTGGATGCTGAAAGGCGCCAAATCCAAGATGGGCAAGAACGGCCGGTATCTCACCATCCCGTTCCGCCACGGCTCCAAGGGCACGGGCGGCCGTAACGTCGGGGCGGAAATGCCCACGCCCATCTACAACGCCGCCAAGAAGCTCGATGGCACCAAGAGCAAGGCCAAGCGGCTCACGGGCGAGGGCGGCAAGAGCACGCTCCACGGAAAGCGCCTTGAGCCCCACGGGCGCGGCGTGAGCAAGCAGGTCACCAAGATGCTCAACACGAAGGCCAAAGACTGGCATACCACGAGCATCTACACGGGCATGCAGCGTACCGAGAAGCAGTACGAATCAGCGAACCAGACGGGCGGCTACACGACGTTCCGGCGAATCAGCACCAACACCCGCTCAGGGATCGACCCGAAGACCGGGCAGATGCGTAAGAGCTGGCACCATCCGGGGATCAAGGCCGTGAACTTCGCGCCCAAGGTACGGGAGCGCGTGGAACAGCTCGCGCCCATCGTTTTGCGGCAGATTTTAGGGGAATAATGGGGCGCAAAGACAAAGCGAACCCGCGCAATCTAGGCGGGGCACTCGAAAACGAGGTCGAGCCTTTCTTCGAAGGGCCGGTACTCGCCAACGCACGCACGAGCATCGTGCTCTTGGAGCGCGTGATCTTGAACCTCTTGCGCTCCGAAGTGAACCGGCTGAAGGATGACGAGGAAGAGCTGACCCGATTCTTCAGCCACTTTTTCGACCCCACGGCCGGCGCCGAAGAGCGGGCTCGGTTCGTCACCAACTTCATGCGCGAGCCCCCGGTCACGGTCATCGGCTATCCGCGTGCGTCGGGAGACTTCCCGTGCTTCGCCATTATCCTTGAGAGCGAGGAAGAGACCGATCCCCAAGTCATGGGGGATTACGTCGGAATGACGCTCGAAGGGGAGCCCGGCGAGGCCGCGGAGTATGAGGGGGGTTTCTTCCGCAACACCTACGGGATCTACATCTACGCGCAGAACAGCGATGTAGCGGTCTACCTCTACCAGTTCGCCAAGATGGTGATTTTCGGCGCAAAACAGTCACTTCAGTGCGCCGGCTTCAATGAGCTGAGCTTCAGCGGGGGCGAGCTGAGCCCACAGGAAATGTACTTGCCCGATAACATGTACGCGCGCGTGCTGCGCGTTCAGGCAACCGCGCCGATGACCGTGCCACGCCTCGTGATCGACCCCGCAAAGGTTCGTGTCCTAGGGCTGTACATGGATGATATCGTAGTGGACGGGATACGCGGGGGCGTGACACCGTACGTCCCAGAAGGATCTGAGAATGGCGAAAGCTAGGGGGCGCTCCGGGGGGAGCACCGAGAGTAAGTCGGAGCCGCGTAAGTCGGAGCCGGCGCCAGAGGATAATGCGGCGGCACTAGAGGCTGCGCCGGAGCCCGTTTTACCGGAGCCCGCGCCCGCAAAGAGCCCTTCTACCGTTAGTTTGGTGCAAGAGCTGCCAGACCGAACGCCACGCGTTACGATCCAGTCATTCGTGCGGGGGACCAAAGATCCAATCTTGCGTTCGTTCGCGAGTCAAGAGCGGCTGACGCAGGCTGCACGGAAACTGACACGCGATGAGTGGAAGACGGCATTCGAAGCCTTCAAAAGCGAACCTAGGTAGGGGGTAAGGGTTACATGGCGACTGCAATTTTTTTCAACGGCCGAAGGATCAACGTCCCGCAAGTCGTCAGCAAGATCGACGCGAGCGCGCTGAGCAGTATCAGCCCATCTGCGGTCGGAATCGTCGCGCTGATCGGCAACGTCGAAGGCGGCGTTCCGTTGACCGTAGACGAGACCTTTTCCGATATGACACGGGCTGGGCAAGTCTTTGATCGCTATCGCACGGGCGACCTGAAAACGGCTTCGCTCTTCGCGTTCGAACCGTCCAGCGATGAGGCCGTGCCCAACGGAGCGCAAAAGATCGTCGCCGTGAAGGTCAACCCCGCGACCCGGAGCACGGCCGTGCTCCAAGATGGCTCCGCGGTTGATGCCGTGGATCTCACGAGCCGCGATTACGGGCTGTTCACGGAGCAGATCAATATCACGGTCGAAGCCGGTACGAATCAGGGCAAAAAGCTCACTATCGTCTTCGAGGACGAGAGCGAAGTCTTCGATGACGTGGGTGGAGATCCGGTGTTCACCGTGGGCTACACCGCGGGCTCTGACGGCTACGACACGATCACGGGCCAGGTCACGGCGACTCAGTTCCTCGCAGCGGCCACCAAAGACGAGCTAGGGCTCGATGCAGAGCGCGCCGCCGATATCGCGGCACCGGGCGTGGTCGACGTGGCCAGCGACAACGGGGCCGACACTACGCAAAGCATTACGATCTACGGTCTCGACGCGCTGAGCGTGCCGATCAAAGAGACCATTGCTCTGAGCGGCACCACGAACGTCCAGGGTTCGGTGAGCTTCACCAAGCTGCTTGGATGCTCGCTCGATGCGGTAGCCGCCGGCACCGTCACCGTGAGCAATTTCCCGGTCACCACCACGCTGTTCACGATCCTCACGACCGTGCTCACGCGCGGTCTCGTGCTCACCACCGCTACCCCGGTCAACGGCGTGATCACCCTGAGCATCGATATTGACGCCGCGGGTGAGGTCGTCGTTCGGGGCACCAACGCTTCAGGCGTCGAAATCGCGGAGACCTTCGACACCGCCGCTGCGAACACGACCCCCGTGGTCGGCGCCACCACGTTCGCCAAAATCACGCAAATCGAGCTTGGGGATACCGCTGCGGCGCGTACAGTCTCGATTAGCTGTAACGCAGAAGCGACGAGTCACAGCACGTTTGCAACCGTGTCGAAGCTCGTAGACCGGCTCAACTCACTCGATGGATTCACTGCCGCAGCACTTGTGCGGAACCCGACCACCTTTCTCATGACCGACATGGACTACGGGGCGGCAGTGAATCTTTTGGCAGTGACGGCCGACTTCGATGCGGATCTTTTCAAGATCATCGATAAGCTCAACACAGAGAGTGCCTACGTCAGCGCCGCACGCGCGACGGGGGGCACCGGAGCGCCGGCAGACACCGCAAGTCCGGTGTATCTCACGGGCGGGATCGAAGGCGTCACGACGATCAGTCAGTGGCAAGAAGCCTTCGAGCTTCTTCGTAAGCGGCGGGTGACTACCATCGTGCCGCTCACTCAAGACCCGGCAGTGCACAACCTCTTGCTCTCCCATCTGGTCGAGCGAGCGGGCCGACTCCGCAGCGAAGCGAATGGCTACGCGGGTCTCGGCACCACGGACGGTGCGGGTGAGACACGGAGCAATATCAAGTCTCAGATTCAGGTCTTGCAGAGCCGGCATATCAGCGCGATCAGCGAAGAGTGCCAGCGCTTCGACCCGGAGACCGGCGTTGCCACTTGGTATCCGCCGTACATCTACTCTTCGATCGCAGCCGGCATGCAGGCGGGAAGCCCCATCGGCGAGCCGATGACCCGCAAGCGGCCCAATATCACGGACACCCGCAATGACAGCACGTGGAGTGTCGAGAACGACGTGGAAGAGCTGATCGACTCCGGGCTCATGATGAGCGAAAAGGTCGACGGCGTTGGCATCCGCTGGGTCCGCTCGATCACCACGCACTTGGCCGACGATAACGTGGTGTTCAGCGAAATGAGCGCGAACGAGGCGGCCAACACGGCCATCTTCGAGCTGCGCCAGACGCTAGAGCTGAAGATCGGTCAGCGCGGGCTCGCCGGTTCAGCGGCGGCCATCAAAGGCTTGGCTAACGATGCGCTTGGAAGGCTCATCGATGACGAGATCATCGTGGCATACCGTGCGCTGCAAGTAGAGCAGATCGGCGACGTGTTCCCGGTCTCGGTCGAGATTGCTCCGGTACTCCCGATCAACTTCATTCCAATCACCGTGCACCTCGTGGCGGTGCGGGCAGCGGCATAAGGTAGGGGGGCATCAATGGCCGGTAGAGGTTTGGTTCTTTCAGGCGCGCGAGCGCGGCTCATGATCGAGGGGGTCAAGGTCATGTACGCGACAAACGTCTCGTACAGCGAAGAAATTCGCCATGACGCCATCGAAGTTTTGGATCAATTCGATGTGGCCGAACATGTGCCCGTGTCGTATAATGTAACCTTTAGCGCACAGATGGTTCGGGTCGTCACCAACCCGATCAAGCTCCGCGATGGCGTGGTGATTCAGCCCCGGCTCGAAGACATTCTTTCGGCCCCTGAGCTGACGTGTTCCATCGAAGATCGCGCGACGGGGAACGTGATCGCGAATATCGAGCGCGTGAAGGCGACTCGCTACACTCAGAACACGGGTGCGCGCGGGATCGTGTTGAACGACGTGGAGTTCGTGGCGATCAGAATCCGCGACGAATCCGAAATCGCGTAGTAGAAGGGGGACATGAAAACCCCTGACGAGCTGCTAGAAAAATTCGAACGCGACGAAGAGGCTCAAGAGGCCGAAACGACGCTTCCTAGTATCACCAAGTTCCACGTCAACGTGGTCGGCACGCGCGGAGTTCGCTACCAAGGCGACTTCATCTACCGCGTGCCGCGCATGATCGATCAAGTGAGCATTGGCCGGCTCAAGAGCGAGTACCTTCCGCAAGGGGGTATGGCCGACCCGAACGCGGCGATCATCGTCGAGCAGTTGTGCTACTTGGCGGTCACGATCCAAGACCCGAAGCCCGATTGGTGGAAGCCTAGCGAGTTCTACGACGCGGCTCCCCTTGGGGCGGTATACAAGGAGGCGCTCAATTACGAGCGAAAATTTCACGGAGGGGATGAGGACGATTCCGAAGCTCGAAGTGGAGCTGGAAGCGCTGGAATTCTCGAATCTGACGGACCTGAATCGCCTAGTGAAGTTACTGTGGGTCGAAAAGTTCAACCGCCCTCCAAACGACGGGAGACTCTTGTCTCTCACTCTGAGAGAAGCGGCTGAGCAAGTCTTCGAGCAGACGGCCTTCAGCGCGTACATGAAGAAACGTGCCGGCAAGAAGGCCCCCGCATGGCGGGACGTGGATGAGTGGGCAGCTCCCGAAGTCGAGACCGTGACCGGCGAAGCAGCGGAGCGGGTCGCCGACGTGCCTCATTTGACGGGTGACGCGGAGTGGGATGCGGTCGAGCTTGCAGAGACCGATCCGACCCGCCCTTTGCTATCTGAGCGGTTAGGGGACTGATAAGGTTACGGCCATGGCGGGGGAAAGCAGACAACGCACAGTCGTCGAGATCGGCGTTGACGATCGGGCGATCAAGGGTCTCGGGCAGACCATGGAGCGGGCCTTTGACCCCGCGATCATCGAGAGCTTCGC